TATAGTTATTAACTACAACATTAGTTGGATTTATAACCAACATATTTACATCAAAAACAGTTTCCTCAACATAAAGAACCCAGTCTTTTAACCAACTTTCTACAAAGTCCGTAAAATCATCATTTAACTCTTCCCCTGGAACCCACCATTTACCTGCATTTTTTTTCTTTAGTTCCATAAATTCGGGTATTTGTCCCCAACTTTGTCCAGGTAAAGAAACAACTTCCCATTCAGGAAAAGTTTGTTTGAAAGAAGGAGCACTTGACAAACTAATTATCAATCCCGGTTTTACTGGAGTAAAAACGGCATCACTATGAGTATCAAAATTTACAATGTGAGCTCTATGTTTATCACTCAACTCTCTATGAACACTTACTATATGTTTTGAAAGTTGTTGTAAATTTTCTCCCTTCATTGCGGTTCCGTGATATAGATCTTTACCAACTCTAGTAGTTACAGCACCACTGACATACAAGTCGGTAACTATTTTATTACCACTGGATTTTATATATTCTTTAATAGTTTTAAATGTATCAAAGTTTTTATTATTTGGAAAAGTAGTTAATGGATCGTGGTTAATAGATCTCATCATCCACTTCATTTCTGCAATAAAATCTTTTTGTATGTGTGAGGGATATCCGTATAGTTTTTTCCGTATTTGTATATTTGCTTGTTGTCTTTGTTCTTTGGTTGAGTTTTCATTTTTAAGTATATTCATTTCTGGAGCAAAATCTGGATGAGTCTCCGAAAGAACAGGCCAAGGCATTCCAAACTCATCACCAGGCATAAAAAAGGTATTTCCGATCATAATAGTATGATCTCTTGGAGTCATTGGTGGTTGAATATATCTGTTCATCCACTTATGATCTTCAATATTATCTGAAATATCATTTCGAAGAACTGTAACATTGAAAGATTCAAGTAACTTAATAAGTTTTTGATAATCTTCTTCAGTTTCAATAGCAATTCGTTCCATTACTGAACGAACTTTAGGATTTTTAATAAAGCTATAAAACTCTGGTGGATAACTACGACCTACTGCACAGACCGTTAAAGGATCCCAATGTTGATATACTGATAACATATTATTTTCTAGGTGGAATTACAAAATCATCAGGAGTGATGATAGCATACTTATAATTATACTGATGACACGCTTTTATTGCAAGTTCTGGATCTATCTCAACAACTTCCATTTCTGGATGATCATCTGCTTCTAAGAGACCAACGAATCTTTCTGCATCGTCTTCATCCTGAAAAAAGTATAGTGTCTTATCGCCATAAGAATCCGCTACAGCATATGCGCCGTCTTCTTCTCCATATGGCGTGATCATGTACATACTTATTCTATTTCGCAAGCTTCTTGATAGACTTCTCGCAAAAGTTTTTTGACCTTTTCTTTATCCAGATCAAAATCAGAGTCCTCAACATATTTATTTAATATGGTGATCGTGTCTTCAATCTTTTCTTGATCAAAATCCACATCATCATCATTGACTTCAAAGTTTTCAACAATTTTAATGTCAACCACTCCAGTCTTATAGATCTTATCTACAAACTTTTCAAACAGAAGTTGGTCAGATTTTTTACGAACAACGATCTTTACAATTTTATCTTTACAGGAAGTTGTGTTAAACAACTTTGGATTTTGATCCTCATAATAAATTCTCTCAAACATATTATAAGGATTCTGAACGAACTCTAATTCAAAAGTTTCAGTATCAAAAAAGTTAAATCCTCTTTTATCGTCTACATCGTTCCAGTAAAGTTGATAGGGATTTCCAAGATAAAAAATCTTCCCATTATTAGAACGAGTGTGATAGTGACCAGAACAAACGATTCTGAAGTTATCAAAAACATTCACTTCCATTCCATGTTGTTGAACATTTCCTGGATATACACTAAATCCATTCAGTTCAAGATGACCAAACGCAGCTTTTGCTTTGGTTTTGGAAAGTTTTTCCAGAGTCTCTTCACGATTCTCAGGAGAGATCCAAGGAATCATAAATGTTTTCAGTCCAGCAACCTCATATTCACCAGGACTAGAAATAGGAACAATGTTGTCATACTCTCTTAACAGGGACTCAATAGAGTTGACTTCATTGGTGTTTTTATAATATGCATCATGATTACCAACAATCTGGTAGACAGTAATACCAAGATCACGGAACTTATCGTAAACATTTTCTTTAGCCCAATTTAAACACCAAAAGTCAATAGATTTACGACTATCAAATGCATCACCCAAGTGAATACAATGTTTGATGTTTCTACGTTGTAGTTCTGGAAAGAAAACATCTTCGTAGAACTTTTTAAAATAATCATGAAAGGTTTTACTACCTTTTCTAGCCCCATAATGGGTATCAGTCACACAAGCAATTAATGTCATTGATACATCTTTGTTTGAATTGCATCTTTAATACTATTATACTCTGCTGCATCAATTCCGTCACCATCTACAGTGAATACTTCATCATATCCAGATCTTTCAATGATCTTTGCACGGATTTCCATTTGTTTCTTTTCTTTTTGAATTCTTCTCAAAAATGCGTAGTGAATAATTTGAGTAAAGTAAGCAAAAGGATTTGAAGACTTCTCTGGATTAAAATTATGAATATACTGAACGCAATTCTCAATGCCGTCACAAATCATATCTTCCCTAAACATGTAATTAACAAAATTAGGTTTATACGACAAGTGTGTGGCAATTTTGAGGAAACACTCGCCAAGATAGTTTGTAATTCTTGGTTTTGGTTCACCATTTTCTGCGGCTATTTTTACTTTTCTTTTATACTCGCATATAGCCTCAAGAAATTCTTTATTGTTTACATAATGTTCTGATCTTTTTCTTTTTGGTGCCTGCATTTCATGAGTCCCTATTTGTATTAAGTGTTCTTATTATAACATTATGAACAACTCTTGACAAGACCCCCAAATATCCGGTACAATTACTCTGTGGAGTTTCAAAGATTAGCTATCTTTAATATCTGATTGGCCTTTATACAATTTTTCAAATATTTTTCTTGCTTCAGAAACTGATGATAGATATCCCATTTCTGCCGTGAGAGAATTTTTTGAATTTTTATTTTCTTGTTGTCTCAAATACTTGTGATACATTTCAATAGTTTCTTCATCACGAACTTCACTGATCGTAAGAACTTTATCCATGTCAAGTAAAAATGTATCGTCATCAGCAAATTTAAGCCATGGATCTATTTTGTATCCTTGCATTCCAATTTGTTTCATCATAACAACTTCAATAGTTACTGGATTATTAAGTATTAACATTGTTTTACCTTCCTCTTCAGAAGGACAGACAATGGAAAATATTTCTTCTCCAGATATCAATTTTATTACTGCATAGAAATCTTCTTCCATCATTCTTTTAAGTTAACCTGAATAAATTCGTAGTTAAAGTTCTCTTCATTATAAATTTTAACTCTCTCAATTAAGTGATTTAACGTATAATTTTTTCTTGAATTTTTAGTGCAATCATCGGCAATATCATAAAGAACTGCTTGAGTTTTATTATTTCCTTTTCTCAAAACTCTTCCGATTGATTGGAGATTGCGAATTCTAGACTTTGAAGGTGAAGCAAAAATAACATTGTGTAGATTCTTAATGTTAATGCCTGTACTAAACGTACCATATGAAGCCACAATAATTGCATTATTTTCTCTTTCGGTGATTTCTCTTACTAATTCTCTTTTTTCTGCATCCACTCCACCATGGACATAAAAAACTTTACGGCCATCCTTTGCAGAATTATTTATTGATTCGTATAAAGGTTGTCCATGAGTTTCTACTCTTGAAAAGAGTACAAGAGTATTTCCAGTAAGATCCAATGCAAGATTCTTAATGAAATTATTTCTTTTTGGATGACCAATAATAAATTGAACCTCATCCTCAAAGTTCTCAAATGTCTGTGGATTATGTTTGAGGATAATGATTTTGATTTGAAGTTTTGAAAGGTGTCCTTTATCAATAAGTTCTTTAGTTTGAGTAACTTTGTATGATGGGCCAAATAATCCTTCCAGAACCCACTTGTGTGTCTGAGTTCCGTCAAGAGTTCCAGTGAATCCAAATCTATATTTCGTATTATCCATCTTGGTCATGATACCAACCAAAGACTTTGATTTGAATTGATGCGCTTCATCTCCGATAACTACATCAAACGCATCGTAGAACCCTCTAGGCAGTTTGTAGATGGACTGCCAGGTGGTAATGACTACAGGAAACTCATTCGTCTTCTCACGACCACTGTAGATGCGGTGGCAAAAGTCCTCAGCGTTCCACCCGTAATCCTGGAAGTCTTTGAACATCTGTTCAACTAGAGAGGTTGTGGGAACCACTAGAAGTATCTTTTGATCTCTTTCTGCAAAATATCTAACAATAGAGTAAATCATGAGTGACTTACCCGATGCAGTTGGTGAAATTAAAAGTTTGCGGTTATATTTTAATGCATCAAAAACTGCATCAACTTGATAATCTCTGGGTTTGTGCTTTGAGATACGAGTCATGTAGTCCTTGACTCCTTCATAAGAGATCATCTCATTCTCTTCTAAAGGAGTTCCATAGAACTTATTGTTTTTAAATTCTACTTTATAGTCCCATTTTTTAGCCCAAGATACAACTTTATCAAGAAGACCAACATAGATCTCTCCTGTATGTGTTGAGAAAAGACGAATCTTACCATCCCAATACTTACTTCTGTACTGAGGCATAAACTTAGCCCCAGGTACGTCAAAAGTAAAGTGTTCTGATAGTTCCTGATAGATGTGTGGTTCTGCCTCAATCTTCAGAAAAACTTCGTTCTTTTTCGCAATTACAATATCAGTCATAACCTCTAATAAATTTCTGCCACTCAATGGCATTTTTCAACTGGTATGTTCTATTTAATATAGTTTTAATAATGCTATCCAGATAATTAAGCATCATCTGATAGTATTCAATTTTGGTCAGACACTTAATTAAATCTTCATCAGCATCCATGTACTTATCCAAATCTGGTTTAAGTACCTTATGATCAAAAGGTTTTTCTACATATACTTCTGGTTCGGCTTTGCCTGTGTAGTATTGCCACTTTTCTTTTTTTAAAATCTTATACTTATTTTCCTGGGCTTTCTTTAGAGTCAGGATATTATTGAATAACTTATAATATTTTGCATGAAGACTTGGAATCTTTGTAGATTCTATGTGGAGATTTGTCTTCATCAATTTTTGAATCTTCTTCCCAAAGTTTTTGAATTTCATCCAGGTTCATAGTTGAAAATTTTATAAAGAACATACTTAAAGGTTACTGTAGCCACCGCATATTGGACATCAGTTTGAGTGGCATCAAAGTCAATATCAGAAAGAGATGTTGGGAACATTCCCTGAAATTTTACCAATGTTGATGGTTGAAAATTACTATTGTAGATAATCAAAGTTCCATCTGAGATATTAGGATCTTGATTGGGATTATTGGGATCACTTTGTTTCCATTCCGAGTACTCGTAAATACTCTCTGGATATCCAAGTCCTCTCATCCAATTTTGGATTGTGGTATAGTTTTACCAAATTTTCGTCAATATTGAAAGTTAAACGAAAATCTTCAAAAATCAGTTTATCTCCTGGAATGGGGATGTCTTTCAGATATGTTGGTTGAATAGCAACTCCAAGATTGATTCCAGGAACATTTGCTGATTTCGAAAAGAAATCTACTTTCGGTGCCCTAGTTAAATTAAATTTAAATCCGGAT